TGTAGAGATTATAGAAGATATTATTGTTGAAGAAGCTACTGTTGAAGAAGTTGTTGAGATACTAGAAGAAGTTAATGATATTGGTGTACAGAATCTATCTTCAGTCACAGAGGAAACACAGGATGTTATACAAGAGGTTGTTGAGGAAGCTATTGCAGATGTTGCAGAGCTTACTGAAGAACAAGTAGAAGTTGTTGCTGAAGTACTACAAGTAGAAGCAGAAGATGTAGCTATTATTGCTGAGTCTGTTAAAGATGATGAGGTTATAGCTGAAGCTGTAGAAGAATATGTTGAACGTGCTGTAGCAAATGCAGACGTTGAAAACTATACATTAGCTGATGTTGTAACAGAAGTACAGTTTGAAACTTTTATAGACAATCCAATACAAACCTTCATAGACATTGACATACAAGAAATAAACTTTAGTGACATAGGTAATGACATGACTACTGACCAAAAAGAAAAAGCTCAAGAAGTTGTAGTCCCTGTAATTTTAACTAGAATAGCTACTATGGCTGCTTTCATTTTTAGGAGAGGCAATGTTTAAAAAACTAGGTAACTGGGTAATAGATGCAATTAAGGAAACACTTAACCTTAGTTGGACTCTTGTTGGTTTAGTTATTGCTACTCTTACTTTAACTGGTTCAGCACAACAAGTAACAGGATTAGCTACCATAATTACATTGGGCATATGGTTAGTAACTTTAGGATGGAGAAAGTAACATGTCACATGAAGCAAGAAAAAAATCATTATTAAAAAAACACGGATTATCTGGTGTTAATAAACCTAAACGTACACCTGGACATAAAACTAAATCACATATGGTATTAGCACAAGAAGGACATACTCTTAAACTAATTAGATTTGGTCAACAAGGTGTTAAAGGTGCAGGTAAAAACCCTAAGTCTGCTAAAGAAAAAGCTAGAAAAAGTTCTTTTAAAGCTAGACATGCTTCTAATATTAAAAAAGGTAAGATGTCTGCAGCTTATTGGGCAGACAAAGCTAAGTGGTAACTAGAGACTGTAAGTCTTGTAATAAATCTTTAGAGTTCTTTAAAACTTATAAGATGTGTACTAATCTAGGTTGTATAGATTATAATAAAAGGATAAAAGTATATGCCAAAAAAATCGAAACGGAAGAAGAATAATGTCAATAAACCAAAAAAACGATATTGATAATCTCCCGTCAGCTTATCAGTTATACCCTAATGGTAATCAGAATTGTCTTAATTGTGGTGCTTATCAACCATCTGGGAACTGTACTGTATGGAATGCAATAGTGCAAGAATTTGCTTGGTGTAAGAAATGGATGAGTAAAGCAGATGGCTAAAGTAAGTTGGATGTGGGGTGGTAAACGCCACTATGGTACATTAATTAGAGAAACTAAAACACATAAGTTTGCACGTACTGCAAATGGTAAAGTTAAAAAAATTAAAAAGAAATGAAATACGAAGTACTTAGAGTTAGTAGTGGTAAAGACTCTACATCAGGTATGTTGTTTGAAGTTGACAATAACACACGTACATTTCTAGCATACACATTAGAAGATGAGCAACGTGATGTAAAAGTTTGGGGTGAAACACGTATTCCTGCTGGTACATACAAGCTTAAACTACGTAAAGAAGGTGGATTTCATACAAGATACTTAGGTAAATACGGTGATACCTTTCATAAAGGCATGATACATGTACAAGATGTACCAGGATTTGAGTATATATTATGGCATACAGGTAACACAGACGAGCATACAGCTGGTTGTTTGATACTTGGTAACACACAAACTAACAATCGTATAGCTAAAGATGGGTTTATTGGTAGTAGTGTTGACGCATACAAGTTTGTTTACCCACGTGTAGCAGCTGCAATAGAATCTGGATTAGATGTAGAAGTAACATATATAGATTACGATGGTGATGTTAAAGAAATATCTAATAAAGCTACTGATGATGTCATACTTACAAGTATAGTAATGGATAAATTATCAGAGATAAGTGGAGAAATTCAAGTAATGTCTGCTAAACTAGACGGCAGAAAGATAGATTAATGAGAAACATACCATTTACTAGAAGCTCTAAATTATCAGAAGATACACCGAAAGATGTAGATTCAGAAACGTTAGGTGACAGTGAGATGCCTGTTAAAGGTGCTGATGATGCAGCTTTATTAGGTAAAGATAAAGTACGTGTTACAAATCGTATAGACAATTATGGTAACCAAATACTTGAAGATGTATCAGGTAAAAGTGCAGGCTTTGGTCAATTTGAAGTAGAAGTTTTAGAAGGTGTATTAAAAAAAGGTGAGATGGGTGGCAAGAAATTATCATCTTCACAAACAAAATCTATTGAAGATATATTATCTAGTCAACCAGCTAACAGATTACCAGGTGCGCCTGCAGGTATAGGCGGTACTAGAATGGAAGAGTTTACTGGAGCTACTACATACACAGAAGCAGAAATAGCTAGAGCTACCAATGTATATACAGAAGAAATAGGAACTATAGATAAATATTTAGAAACACCTGGACTTTCAGATGATGTTCGTAAATCATTAGCAGATGAAGCTGCTGAATTAGATGTTAAAGCAGAGTATGAAAAAGCAAAAATGGGTACACCATTAGAAGAATTACAAGCACAACAGAGTATTAAAACTGCTAACTTACAAGCGGGTATAGAAATGTCTGCTGATGATATTAAAAATGCATCAGTTAATGTTACAGCTAAAGCTAGTGAAACTGCAGAAGCTGCAGTAGGTACACCTAAAGGTATTAATAAAGGTACTGGTAGAAGCACTTCTGGATTATTTGGTGAAACTAAAGGTATCTTAGGTGATGGTGGAGATGTACCCAAGCTAGATGTTAAAGCTAAATTTCCTACAACAGACCAAGGTGCTTTAGAAATTAGTAAAGCTCAAACTAAATTAGATTCTTTAAACAGAAAATTAAAAGGTGATATAGATTTACAAACAAATTTATCTAAAAAAATTAGTGGTGGTGTATCAATGCCTGATTTAGCTGCAGAAATAGCAAGTACAAAAAAAGATATTAAAAATACAAAAAGTTATATAAGTAGAAGAACAAATCCTACTGAGGCATTGTATGCACCTGAACGTACAATGACAGGTTTAGATGCACAAGGTAACATTAAACAACCTATGATGAATACAGGTTCGTCTATTAGTTCTGCTGAATCAGCTAAAGCTAGTGGAGATTTTTCTTATCAAGTATCAGAAGCAGGTAGAGCAGAAGCAATTAAGAAAGCACAAGCTGCAGATGCTAAGTATGATAAAGCTTCTTATTACGTACAAGGACCAGGAGCTAGTGGTAGTACACTTTCTGGTGAAAGAATTAAAGCTGTTACTTCTTTTGATTTAGGTGGAGGAGTTACAGGTACTGTAAGTGAAACAGGTACAGCTGTAAGTACACCTCCTAAAGCTGCTAAAGAAGCTATTAACCTAGGTAAAATAGAAACTACTCCTAAATATAGTGAAGTATTTGATAAAGCAATTAAAGATTTTGGTGGAGATGTAGCTAAAGCTACAGTCATTGCTACTAAAGTTGCTAAAAATTTCTACAAAAGAAGTCCTATGATTATGACTGGATTAGAAGTTATACCAAAAGCTTTTAATAAGTTTAAATTAGACAAGGATTATAGTAGTTAATGTTTGCACAAGGCAAACGTAAAAGAAAATCTGATGGGACGTTTCAGAAAAACGTGTGGTGGACTCCTTGGAATGACGCTTGGAGTTATAAGATGAGTGAACAACTTAAAGATATGATAGAGAGAACTGCATGGACCTTCATTGAAGCGTTCATAGGTGCGTTAACAGTTGCTCCTCTAGTTGGTGTAGATGCTGAAGTACTTCAGTTAGCTGCGTTAGCTGGTGGTGGTGCTGCACTTGCAGTAATTAAAACATATGCAAAGAAACAAATAACAGTTAGTAAGTAAAAATGGTTAGTGAATACATAGCACCTTTTAGAAAAGTATCAGATAAAAAAACTGTATATGATACTAAAGGTAGAAGTTCTTGGTCTCCTAAACCAAATACACCTACAACTGGTTATCAAGGTAAAGGTGTAGGTAATACAAAAGGATTAAATAAACCTGTTATAAAAAGTACTGCTCGAATAGGTGGTACTTACAACTTTCCAGCAACAGGAAGACCTGTTGGTTTACAACAAAACAGAGTTGGTGGTGCAATAGGTAGAACAACTGCTAAAGTATTAGCTGATAAAAAAGCTTGGTCTACTACAGTAAATATGGCAATACATCAACAAAACTTAGCTAGAGCTGCAAAAATATCTAGAGGTGTAAACTTAGTTGGTTTAGGATTAGCTGCTGCTGAAGGTATTTATAAAGGTGCTAAACGTGCATTAAGTCCTGGTGGTACAGAGTTTCATACTGGTACAGGTGTTCCTGTTTGGGAAGATAGAAACCCTAGCAATAATAATACAAAGTTGAATTACTAATGGCAAGACGTAAACCTAACACAAATAAAAAATCAGGTAAGTATGGTGTAACACCTATATCTAATGATATGAAAAATTTATTAGTAGGTAAAGGTGTAGTTGGATTAGGTGAAGCTGAGTTAAAAAAACGTATTAAACAACAACGAGCGTTAGCTAATAAAGCATACGGTTCTAATGCAAGTAAAGATAAGCTTACTGCGTCAGACGTTGCTAATGTATACCGTGGTTTAAAACATGATAAGCTTGCACAAGATATGAAAGATATGAAGAAGCTTAAAGACCAAGGTTATTTTGGATGACTCAACCAAAACAATTTCCTTGGGAAACACCTAGACATTACGGACCATATCCAACTCCATACAATAATAAAAGGTCTAGTAACAAACCAGCTAGGTTACAACAAGGCATTATTAAAAATACAAAAAAACCTAGTAATATTAAACAAGGTACTGTATTAAAAGGTTACACAAGTAGTATAACGTCAACTACTAGCAAAAAATCTGGTCTAAGTAATGCAACAAAAGCTCCTAGTTACAATAAATGGTTTCGTAAACCACATTCAGTTAAAACACCTAAAGTTATTTATGGTAACAAAGGTACAATGCATGGACGTAACACTACTAACTACGTTAAAAGTAAAGGTGGACCTTCGTCTATAGTTCGGTTTGGTGGAGCTTCATTAAGTATAATGAAACATGGTGGTGGTGGAATGGGTAACTTTTCTAAGTAACACCTGAATGTCTATCTAAGTAACCTTCTAACAGTTCTCTGTACGCTACCTTAGTACCCATAGATTGTCGTCCATCGTATATATCGTGATGCCATTTACATAGTACAGCTGTATTATCTACATTATATTTGCGTGCTTTGTTTCCACCCATACCTATATCTTTTAAGTGAGCTAACTCTAACCATTTATTACTGCTACAATTTGCCCACTCACAGACGTTTCCAGCCCTTCTAAAGGCTTCTTCTCGTATCGGTGCTATATCACTCATTGATACTGTACATACTATATTTAAGTGTGATTTCTTCATTAGCTTTAATAGGACGTAAAGGAAACAAATGATTTACATAAGTTCCCTGCATACGTTTTACTTCGCAGTTAGGATTGTCACTATGGTTTATGAATCCTCCTAAAGGTGTACGTATTACCTGTCCTTTATCGTCCATAAACACATGCGTTACACCTATGCTTGTTTCTAAATCACGTATAGCTTTGATAGTAAACAGACCTAGACCTTCTATCTTGCTAGGTTGTATAGTTAAATATTTAGGTAAAGGTCTGTATGTTGGTGAACTATCCATATACTGTAAGGTATTTACCTGAAGGCATATCCCATGTCTTCATTATGTCGTTCCATCTTACTTTATCTTTAGCTGATGAACCCTCGTATATACAGTTAGATACATGCATAAACAATTGTGTACTACATTTACCATCTACTTTACCTATGCTTGATTCAGCCATACCGAATAGTTTATCTATGTAACGTAAAGTATTTTGTGTAACTTCACCTACATCTTTAGCTGTCTTAGGTCTCATAGCATGTTCTATGTCTGGTGCGTGTTCACCATTAGCTATTGTAACTCGTCTAGGACATAGCTTAGATACACGTATTGTTGATATATCGTGTGTTAGTTTTACTTTTAAGTTAAGTGTATCTTTATCTATTGTATAAGAAGCCCATATAGGTACGTCTTTCACTGTTACACCTAGTAATCTTTTACCACCAAAAGTGTTAATTGTTTTAGCTAAGTCTTTTTTACTTTGTTCCCAAGCTCTAAACTTTTCTTTAGAACTTAAATCTGTTGTTGCATCTCTAGCTTCTTTAGATGCAAATGCTTTAAATGTATTGCCCATAGTTATTCCTCCTCTAATCCTGCAAGATGGAAGTTATAATCTTTTACAAATTTTTCCATCAAGTATCTTAATGTTATTGTGTCTGGTGCTACGTTGAACGTATCACTACCACATGCTTTACTAAATTGCTGCGCCCATACTTTCATATATCTAGGGTGATTAAATATATTTAAGTTTTCTATATTTATTTTATTAGACTTCCCCATTGTCAACTTCTCTTTCTAATCTATCTATACAATCAGAACAATACTTAACTAATTCAAATGTAGTTACGTATGCTTTGTTACAGATTGTACATGTAAGATTTAACATATCTTTTATGTCATCTTTCATTTCTTCTATTAATTTGTTGTATTGTTTATACATCATAGTTACCTTTCCAACAGTGTTTGCTTGAGTTCCAGTGATGCCATCCATCGTTATAGATAAGCCAAGCTGCGTAACGTGTAGCAACTTCTGGATTTGTTCTCTCTCCCATTATACCAAGTTTAGATTTTAACCAAGCCCATGTATTGTCGTTAAATTGCCAGAGTCCAACGTCATGCGTACCATCTTTGTTAACTCCTATCACTGTAGGTCTACCGCTACTTTCGCAGTATATAACTTTGGCAGCACGTATGACGTCTTCATCTTTAAAATAACTTTGTATCGTGGGTAACCATTGTTCTACACTGTACACCATATACTGTGTTTCTCGGC